CCGCTTAACTTCACCAACACCCACCAGTAATGGCAAGCATCCCGGTGGCAGGCCCAAGATCGTTTTTGACCTAGACTTGGTTGAAAGGCTTGGCGGACTCAACGCTACCCTCGCCGAAATGGGGACTCTCCTTGGCTGTTCTCATGATGTGATTCAACGCCAAATGAAGGGGGAAAGCAGCGAGTTTCGCGTTTCCTATGAAAAGGGAAAGGCCAAGTTGCAAACTTCTCTCAAGCGGAAGCTAGTCCAACAGGCTTTAGATAACAGCAACGTGGTGGCACTCATCTTTGCCTTAAAGAACGTCTGCGGGTTTGCTGACAGGGCAGAGGTTAACGTGGAACACTCAGGGCATGTTGCCAGCGAGAAACAGCTAGTCAGCCAATGGAAGGAGATGCTTGGTGCTCCTAATCCTGAAAACAACTGAATGAATAAAGAGGAACGCGCAAAAGCCTTATTCAAGTTGATGCTGCCCTACCAGCAAAGGTGGGTTGCTGACACTTCGCGTTTCAAGATTTGGCTTAAGTCTCGGCAGATAGGTGGTTCACTTGGTTCAGCCTTTGAGGCTGTTGCCAGTTGTGTGGATAAACCTAACACCGATTGGGTGGTGCTTTCAGCGGGGCAAAGGCAGTCCGAGGAATGGATGCTGAAGGGCAATAGGGTTGCGAGGGTTGTGTCTGATGCAATGGATTTACCCAAGCCTGATTGCAGGACGAGCGAGGTGAGGTTCACCAATGGCTCAAGAATCCTTGCTCTCCCGGCTAACCCGGACACCGTGCGTGGCTATTCAGCCAACTTGGTGCTGGATGAGTTTGCTTTCCATGAAAAGCCCGACCGTATCTACGAGGCCATTTACCCAGCAATCTCCAACCCTTTGAGGGGTGAGCTAAAGCTCCGCATCATAAGCACCCCAGCAGGACGCAATTCCAAGTTTTACGAGATATGGAACAAGTCGGAGGAAATGAACTTCGTAAGGCACAAAACCACCATTCACTCAGCAATTGAGGAAGGTTTGCCAATGGACGTTGAGGCTTTGAAGATAGGGCTGGATGACCCGGAAGCTTGGGAGCAGGAATATGAATGCGAGTTTGTGGATGCCACCAATGTGTTGCTGCCTTACACTCTCATTGATGAATGCGTAAGCGATGAGGCAACCCTAGACTGTGAGGAAACGAGTGGGGGAACCGTTCGCTTTGTGGGCATAGACATTGGGCGCAAGCATGACCTGACTGTAGCTTGGACGCTTGAAAAGGTTGGGGATGTGATGTGGACAAAGGAGGTTCTGGTTCTCCGAAACACCCCGTACCATTTGCAGGAGGAACTTCTATCTGACCGCATCAACAGGGCTACCCATGCTGCCATTGATTCAACAGGGATTGGCAATGCAATAAGCGAGTCTTTAGCCAAGCGGTTTGCCTTTAAGCTAGAAGAATGCACTTTCACGCAGGGGTTGAAGGCTAAGATATTCCCCGGTTTACGCAGGGCTTTCCAAGAGAGGAGCATTAGGGTTCCACGGGATAAGGCCATTCGAGAGGATTTACATTCGGTCAATGAGTTGACCACGCCGGGAGGAAACAAACAGTACAGAGCGGTTAGGCGTTCAGATGGTCACGCCGATAGATGTACCGCATTGGCTTTGGCCAACTATGCCGCTCTGCTAAACCAAGGGTCAGGGGCAATCCAAGAGACTAGCAACATCATGCTTGGCAGGGCGAAGCTCGCTGGGTTAAGGCCCACATTGGTATGATTGCAGAATTAAGTAACCGCTTCGGGAAACTGTTTAGTGCCAAAAAAGGGCCGAACGGATCACCTGTCGGTAAGAGGGTAATTGCGCCCAACAACCGTGACCGGATGGACAGCAATTCGCTGGGGAGTAAACAGTCCCCGGCTAACGTAATTGCTATACTTCGTGCTGCCCTTGGCGGGGATATTCGGCAGCAATACCAAGTCTACGAGCTAATGGAGGACTCATGGGCTAGGCTGGCAAAGAACCTTCACGAACTGAAAAGCGCAGCGGCAGGGGCAACCTACACCGTGATGCCGTACACCGAGAGGGGAGAACGCCCAACAGACTCCGCTCAAGCGAAAGCAGACTTTGTTCAGTATGCGATTGATGGGTGGATAGGCAATCCGATTGAGGGGACAAATGGTTTCCGCAATGCCATTTATGATTTATGTGATGCAGTCGGTAAGGGATTCAGCGTGCAGGAAATCCTTTGGGAAGTGAAGCCAGAGGGAATCTGCCCCAAATCAACTTACTTCTGCCATCCCCGCTATTATTCTTTTCCTTATGACAAGACCGACCTGATGCTCTCACCCCAAGGCGATGGGGTTTATGAGGAGTTCCCAAGGAACAAGTTCCTCGTTGGCATCTACAAGAACCGTTCGGGCAACTCGATGGGCTATGGCTTGTTGAGGCAGTTGGCTTACTGGTGGAGCGGTCAGAACTTCTGCCGTGATTGGTTGCTTAACTTTGCCCAAGTGTTTGGTCAACCGTTGAGGTGGGCGACCTATGACCCCGGCGCTGCTGCCAATATCAAGAACGACATTGCTGATATGCTGGAGAACATGGGTTCAGCGGCTTGGGGAGCGTTCCCAGCAGGGACACAGGTAGAGTTCAAAGAGGCAGGGAAGTCAGGGCAGGATAACCCTCAAAGCTATTTCATTCAGGTTGCCGATAAGTTGTGTGACATCACTATCCTTGGCCAAACCCTCACAACTGATGTGGGGGACTCTGGAAGCAGGGCTTTAGGCGAGGTGCATGAGGATGTGCTTCGCTCTAGGTTGCAGGACGTATGCGATTGGGCTGCGGATGTGATGAATGAGCAACTCGTTACTGCTTTGTGCGAGTTGAACTATGGGGACAAGGATGAAATGCCCAAGCTCGTCCCTGACCTTGCTGGGCCGGGAGACCCCGTGCTTGAGGCTCAAAGGGATCAGATACTTTTAACAAGCGGAGTGGAGATGCCCCGCGAATGGTTCTATGACCGTCACGATGTGCCAATGCCCCAATCCGGGGAGGACATCATATCGCCACCTGAGCCAGCAGCGATGCAACCCCCTATGTTCGCCAAGGAGGGAGTGGTGGAAGCCGCACAGAGGGCAGAGCCGGGGCCAAGGGACAAGCTTCTCAACAGCGTAATGGAAGACGTTACGGGAGTGAGTGAGGCATGGCTTGCTCCAGTTAAACCCGCCTTTGTTCAGTTGGTGAGCAAGGCAATGGATGAGTCTGTAACAGATGAGGACTTTGAGAGGGCAATAGCCAAGGCGGCAAACACGATGCCGGAGCTATTCGATAAGCTCGACACGAAGGTTTTGCAGGATGCAATGGAGAGGAACATGGGGGCAGCGATGGTAAACGGAGCGGTGAAACGCTTTGAGGCTTCCCCATTGGCCAAGGTTGAGGAGGCACCAGTATGATTGCAACCAAGGTAGAACTGCCCTCTGGCATTGCTCGCATGAAGTTCTCTGACAAGGAGCTTACAGATGTGCTTACCGTTGGGGCAAGGGGCGTAACAAATTACCTCAAGAAGTTTTACCGGGAGAAAAGCCAGAACGAACCCAATAAGTTGGGAGGCAAAAGAACCCACTTCTGGAACCGAAAGATTGGGGGCAATGTTCAAGCGCCCAAGTCGGAAGGGACGGGCACGGTTGTGGTAGTGATTGATGGCGACATTCTCCCGCACAAGATCAAAGGGGGAACGATCACAGCGAAAAGGTCTAAATACCTAACCATCCCAATTAACAAGGAGGCTTACGGCAGGAAGGCAAGGCAGTTCCCTGACCTGTTCGTTATCAAGAGTAAGAAGGGTAATCTGCTTTTGGTGAAGCCAGACAAGTCTAGCGGGAGCGTTCCGCGCCAGAAGTTCAGCGCCAAGAAGGAGGCGAAGCGGAAGCTGCCCAAGACTGAACGGCCCAAGCGGGAAACCAAGACCTTGGGGCTAAAGGTGCCAGAGCGGGAGACTCCCACAATGCAGGAGGAATCAGGGTTCACCCCTTACTACTTGCTGAAGAAGTCCGTCACGCAGAAGCCTTGGCCCAATAGCATCCCAACAGAGAAGCAGATTACAGATGTATTCAATGACGATGTGCTTTATTGGGTTAAAACAACAGGCGAAAGGAAAGCAGCCTGATGCCTTTACCCACTCCAAATGGTGAACCTAAAAAGGAATTTATTTCAGGCTGTATGGATAACGATACGATGAAAGAGGAATACCCGGATAACGGCCAAAGGCTTGCGGTTTGCAATAGTCAGTACAAAGCGAAGGGCTACGAGGCTCAGGACATTGTTCATGCCATCAGCACCCTTCTACCGGGGGACGAGTTGCCTGATGACATTCAGTATCTCCCGCCCGGAACCCATAACATCACGGCAACGAAGAATGGCAAGCCAGCGGAGTTGACCTTGGAGGTGGATGCCAAGACAGCCGACCTTTTGCAAATATCGTTCGACCAGATCACGGCAGGGGATAAGGAACAGGTGTTCATCGACTTTAACCATGATGATGGAGAGGCCAGCGCATGGGTAACAGGTTTCTATTGGGCCGGGGCTGACCCCGAAACAGGTGGGGTACGAGCAAAGGTTGAGTGGACAAACGCAGGGGAAGAAGCCTTGCAAGGCAGGAACTTTAGGAAATTTAGCCCGACATTCACGCTTAATTCAAAAGGTGAAATTGAAGGCACAACTTTGAATGCGGGAGGCTTAGTAAATCGGCCAGCGTTCAAGGACATAAACCCGATAGTTGCCAGCGATGGCGAATATCAAAACCCTGACAGTAAAATGGCAGAAATAATC